CTTTTGCGACTGATAGAGATTTGGTGGTGTTGTCGATGCCAGGGCTGCCCACAGCTAGGGATCTGTCGCCATATTTGCTAAGAGGTCCGCTGCCCATTATGGGCGCGACCATGATTGCGTGTAGACCCACAGGGTACACGCACATACATGCGCAGCGGCAGTTGGTGAGTAAGTCTTTTGATCTTCCCCATAGCGATACGTTTGCGGTTCGCGGCGATTTCCTTGTTATGTCTGCCACAGATTTCACTGTCAAGGGCGACTGTGGGAGTGTGTATGTTGGAACAGTTGGTGGAGATAAGTTGAGCAGAAATTTGGTTGGTATACATTCGGGACGTCTGGCGACAGTTTCCCCGACTTTATTGTGTACACCCATATATTTGCATGATGTGGAGAACGCTGTAGAACAGCAGGGTTTTGAGCAATTGTATGTTGGTGATTTCAATGTTCTCGAGCACGGGGTAGTGCCCGAACCTTTGAAGGCAGTTGTAGAAAGGATGAAGTCGAGCCCTGTGGTGCGCTTGCGCGGTGTGGCTGTGCGGGCTGCGAATCCCAACCGGGGCCTTAACATGTATTCTAAGCTGACGGATAAGTCGAAGTTGCGCACTAGTGTGTTTCATGAGAGTTTGAACACGGGCACGCTTAAAAGGCTGCTGGGCGGATTGAGACACAATACGCCCAACATGCGTGATCCTATATATTATAGTGAGTTCATGCGCATGATAGCTAGACTTGATGATGAGGAACCCCATCCCGACATGGATGCGATGTCCATGGCGAAGAGTGACTACGAAAATCATTTGTTCCGAATAGCAGATGGAAAGTCGTATAGACCATTAACGATGTCGGAAGCTATTAACGGTTGTAAAGAGCTTGGAATACCCGCATTGAGAATGGACACGGCAGGTGGATGGGGATGGCCTGGCAAGAAAGATTCTCATTTCCACGTTGATGAGAGTGGGAAGTACTACCCCAATGAGAAGCTGTTGTCTGAGTTTGAGAAAGCCAAGATACATGCTAGCAGGCACGAGTTGTCTGTTATTTTCAAGGCCAGCTTGAAGGATGAGGCTAGGCCCATCAGTAAGAAATCGGTCAGAGTGTTTCTTGTGGGTCAGCTGCATTTCGTCATACTGGTGAGAATGTATTTGACGCCCTTCCTGGAGATGTTCAATCACAACACTTTGGGTGAATGCGCTTCTGGACTAGATACTATGAGCGAGAAGTTCAATGAGGCCATGGCCGAAGGCGTGGAGAAGGCCGGAAAGCGTGGCTTTGGCGCCGGTGATTTCGAGAAGTGGGATAGGAGAATATCGCCACTATTGAAGAAATCGGTTCGAGAGGTGTTGTCTGCGGTCGCTGCCAGGCTGGGAATACCGAGCGACACAATTTGGATCATGGTTGGGATTTTGCTAGCGATAGATGTACCATGTTACGTTGTGATGGGGTTTCTGTTCGAAGCAGAGTGGGGCGAGGCGTCGGGACACGCGGTTACTACGAAGAAGAATTCTACCGAGAATTCCCTTGCGATGAGATACTCGTATTTTAGACATGTGGGTAAGACGGGCGTTTACGCGAGTAGGCCTTTTCGTGATTTCGTGTTCTTGAAGAACTGTGGAGACGATACCCTGACAGCAGACTCTGAGGGTGTGGGATTCACGAACTCCGTTATACAACGTGGTTGTGCGGAGTTGGGCATGACTTATTCATCGCCCTTTAAGGACGAGACTGAGATGCCAGATTATTATCCTCCGCACGTCGCGCAGTTTCTGAAAAGATACATACTTTGGTCCCCGACGTTGGGCAGGTATGTAGGTTCTTTTGAGATAGAAACTGTGGCGAAAGCATTAACATTTCATAGGGTCGTCGAAGCTGAGTATACTCGCTCGCGATCCACTGCAGAGTCAGCATTGTACTTGTTTTTCTCTTCTGTCATTATAAACGGAGATGAAAACTTGTTTGAAGCCGTTAGAGTGGAGTTGCAGGACATTCTCGG